CTTGGGGCGTGAGTCGTTCTCAGGCTGACAGGGCGGTCAAGCCGTATCTCGCTAAGTGGGGTCTGAAGCAGACTGTGCGCAGCGAGTGGTGGCATGTCCAGGCTCTTACAAGTTCGGGCTGGATCGACGGCCCTCTACCAGAAAGTTCAGGCATGTTTCTGACTTACGATTCCAAACACGACGAGTACCGGGTTGCTATTCCTGGCGAGGGTACTGCAATCATCGACTCGCCCGATCACTGGCGTGAAGTTATTGCGAAGGGCCGTATGACTGGCATCTTTGAGTCGCCGCATATGGAAGCTTTGCTTGGTAAGATCCGTGAGGAAGCCAAGTAGTAATAGTTGCGGGCATGGTGCGTAGGGAGATCCTGCGACGGGTTGGTTTGGCCTGTTGAAACACCCGCAATGTAAAACCCCCCTGTTGAGCTTGTCTCCAGGGGGGTTTTCTTATTCTGGGAACATGTCGTCGACGGTGTCCGGTACGGCGAACCGGGCGCAGTTTTCTAGCGCAATGTTTGCGACGAGCTGCCAGACGGCGCGTTCTTGGTGAATGGTTAGGTCAAGCCACGGGTCGACTGTGGTCGCTGCGATGGGCACGTTGTCGTACTTGTCCCACCCAACTACGAGTAGTCCTGCGAAATCTTCGTCACCGTCGAAGTCCATTCACACAACATACCACTCGGGGTCGGCGGCGGGCTTCGTTAGTTTCAGTGGTCCTGTGCCGTAGGTGGGGCAGTACGCGAAGTGTGCTTGTCGGTTGCCGTTGCGGTCGATGAGTGTCGGGCCGGAGCATTCGTGGCATTGCATCTCGTGACTTTCGTTGTCCCAGGAGCGTTTGGGGCGTAGCCCTCGTGCCCTTGCCATGAGCGTGCCGAGCGGCGGTGGGAACTCGCGTCCTTCGGAGGCGTAGAAGTCGAGGGCTTGGCGGACGAGGGTGGGGTGTAGGTCGCCTGCGTGTTGTGCCCATTCGTCGGTTGTGTCGGCGGTGACCTTCATCGCTGTGCCCCATAGCGTCTTGGCGTGGGCTACGAGGTCGGCTGCTTCGTGTCGTTTCATTGGTGCTCCATGAGTGCAATGGATACGCCGATTTCGTACAGATATCGGCGCATGAGTTGGTCGGGGATCTTGTTGTATTCGGGGATTGGGTCAGAATTCTTGCGCGACCACCGGGCGTGTGCTGTGGGGTACCGGACCGCCCAGTACGCCATTGGCCGCTCTATCTTGTCTTGAGCTTTGGACTTTGCGTAGTGCGCTTGGCGCCTAGCAATCCCAGTGTGCAAGGGACACAAGGGGTCGCCTGTGCGTGTGCGGTGGATGCAGGGTTTGCCGGTCGTTGTTTCGCCTTGGCAGGTGCCGCCCCATTCTTCAGTACTCATTTGCATACCCAGTGGTGCCATCCACGGCCGTGGCCGTCTGCCGGTCCAAGCGCCAGCCACGCCGACACCCAGATGTTGTCGTAAGGGTCGAACACGTCAGCCCCTGGCCTGCCTGCCTTTGCTGCCCGGTCGGGCCAGTAGCGGGGCAGATGCTGCATCAGGCCCGATGCGCTACTGGTAGGGTTCACAGCGTTTGGCCGTCCAGATGACTCGCATTGCATGATTCGGAGAAAGCGATGAACGTCCGCCTCGTCACCCCCGAATGCGAAAACTGCTTCTGTCACGGCTGGTCGCCAACGCTCGACGGCGTCAAAGAAGGCGACCGGTGCCTCCGTTGTGGTTGTAGGCGGGGTCGTTGTTGTCGTGACGGCTACTGTTGTGGACGTGGTAGGCAACACAGTAGTCGATGAGGGCGGCACGGTCGTAGATGTCGGGGCCGTGGATTTGGCGAGCGTAGGCTCGTAGCTCAGCGAGGCTGAGGTCGTAGACGGCGACGGGCCGTTCACCACACATGCCGTCAGAGGCGTCAGGAGCGCCGCTGTTGCGATCAGAGACCATTTGGGTACCCTGACCCCATCTGGTCCTTCAGAAGCGCCCACTGGGCCTCCTCGCTGTCCTGACGGGCTTCGACCAATTCGTCTTCCCAACATTCTTGATTGAGCCACGTCGCTGGATGGAGAACGAATCCCCTCGCCACTCGGTCATCATGGTCCCGGTAGCGTCGCATTGCGTCCATGAGGCGATCATGGCTGGTTTTTTTCGCTGCTGTTGCATAAGCCTTCCTGGCTCGTGGTTTCTGGACCTTGCGGGGGTACTCGTCCCACCACGCATCAAAGGGATCGCTCACACTGGCTTCAACCGAAGGTTGAGGCCAAGGAGGAGTTAGGTCCAAAACCAATGGGTCTGGTTCTTCTGGGTCTGGTTCTGGGGGAGACGCCAATGTCTCGGGGGGGGAGACACCAATGTCCTCGGGGTGGAGGACATCAGTGTCTCCCTGAACACGCATCACCAAATACGTGTTCGATGTTTGCGAACCGTTCTCACGACTGCGTTCCCATACCTTGATCCAGCCTGCGTCTCGCAGTTCTGCAATGCACCGCTGTACCGTCCGTGCCGACAGGCCGGTACGGTCACCGATGGTCGCTTTGCTGGGCCAAGCCTCCTGTTTTTGGTTGGCTGCCTCAGCAAGCACGGCGTACACACACACCGCACTTGCCGAAACGCTGCCAAGCAACCGCAAGGGTACGATCGCAAACGGGTGGTCAACCCCCATCTTTAGCCTTGCTGGTCCAGATACAACTGCACAATGTCCCGAACCAGCTTGGAACGGCTGGGGATCGGGCGGATCTGTGCACGGACTGCATCAAGACGGTCCAGCATGGCGGGGTCGAACGTCATCGTGGTGATGACCTTGGTCTGCTTCTCGCTCATTAGAACGGCTCCATTTCCTTAGCGGTGTACTGGGTCGAACCGGGGAACGCCGCCTTGACGGAAGCGCCGCCGGAGTTATCGGGACGCAACTCGCGCCCGCAACGCCACACGGTCATCTGCCACTTGGATCGGGCCTGACCAGTGTTCTTGTCGGTAAAGTTGCTGAGCTTCAGGTTGCCGTAGAGCAGCACCTTGCTGCCCTTGCCGGACCCCTGAGCAATAGCTTGAGCTTCGGAGTCGTCGCCGTCACGAGACGGCCACAGCGACAAGCCAACCCAGACCGTTTCGCCCTTCTTGCCGTCTGGCTCGTAGGCGACCGAATTCTCCCAGATTGTCGTGCCGTTCACTTGCTTCTCGGACCAGTCGTGTCCGAGGTTACCGTGGACGTAACCTTTTCCTTCATTCATTGTCGTCGCCCTCCTTGTTGGCGAGTGCTTTGTCTAGCACGTAGGTTTCCTGACACCACAGTTCAAGTCCCAACCCGACACGCATGGCGCACCGCTTGATTGCGTCGCTCGTGGCGTTCTTTGCGTTCAGCCCGTCGTTCGGGCCGGGACGCTCGCATTCACCGATCTCGTCAATGACGACCGGCTGACCGTCAATCACGAACTGCATCCGCAGGACAACGCCCTGCACCTGCCCTTCGGCGTTGCGAATAATCTGTGTGATCTCCTGCGAGCACGGCCCCAGCTTCGCCAACAGCATCTGCTGAATGTCGCCGTGTGACACGTAGTCAGCAGCGAACCCACCTGGCTTCTGCTTGACGTAGCTCTTCGGAATCCTCTTGGCGAGGGCTTGTAGTTGCGTGGTCATTCTTGTTCCTTTCTAAATGGCCGTCTCACGACGACCGCTGTAGAGCACCAAACTTTAGTGAGTCCATTTGTTTCCCATTGTCTCGCGCCATGGAAGTGTCCACTCGTCATAAACGCCATAAGTAAAATTGCCCTGGCCAACTAGGTCGTGTAGGGCGACCGCCATCGCAGCGTCCTGAACTGCCCATTTCATATGTGCCCCAGTGTCTGCTCCAAGCTTCCAGGTTGACTTCGCCAGCATCGCTTGTACTAGTTGACCTGCGTCTCGCCATGCGTAACGCGCTGACCACCGGTCGTGTTGCAGTGCAGTCAACCAAGCAATTTCACGCAATGCACGCCTTCTATCTCCAGCTTCAAAACGACCGCCGTCTTTGGGCGTTAGGCCAGCTACGCGCTTGAGCAAAGTTTCAACACGTTGCGTCTGTGGCCCGTACTGCAGGTCTGTGGTCATTGCTTGGTCCTTTCAATCATTTCGACCGGAACGTCGTCTTCGGACAGCGAACGACATGTCGTGTTGTAGTTGCAGTACGCGCACTGCCACGGCTTGCCGCCCTTCTGCATGTACTCAGGCCGGTCATGCACTAGCACAAGCTCACCGTGATCGTTCGGCACAAACGCAGGAGCCAACAGGCCCCTGTGGTAGTAGCGAGATGCGTACTGAAAGTGCCGCATCTCATCAAGAGCAATGTCGTACACGGTGTGGCCGTACGGGTGATCCGACACGATTTCGTTCAAGCCGTACTGCCACTGCATCATGTCACCGGCCTTAATGCCAGCACGGTAATCGCTCTCTTTAGAGACGTACACGATGATGATGCCGTCAGCCTCAGCACCGATGCAATAAAGCCCAGCCTGCGCCGTGTGCTCCCTTTTTGGCCCGTCCCGCCACGCCAGCTTTGCGGCGAACCCAGAGACAGTCTTGATCTCCAGAATCCAACGGGTGTTGTCTTGAATGTTCGTGATGATGCCATCGGCGTGACCCGACAGACCGAACCACTCAATCCCGTTCCCGACCTTCGCAGACGCAGCCGTCAAGTCAATCGGCACCTCAGACTCGAAATTCCAGTTGTTGCCGTCGCACTCCAACGCAGCCTGAATCGACTCGTGGATTGAGTTACCAATTTCAAAAGCCATGTACGTCTGAGGCGAGAACTCCTCGGACTCCATCGCTTTATGCGCCGCAAAGGTGCGCTTACGGATGCAAGCACCCGCATCGGACACCCTGAACGGTGTGTCAAAAGCTGTGGGCTTTGGCCCTGCTTCGTCACGCAGACGGACCTGATGGTCCATCCACTCCTTCTGTACGTCCAACAACATTGTGGACCTCCTTTGTTTGGGTGAAGTGTTCATTGATTCGTTGACGCTGACGGATTGCCGCTAGATCACGGCGGTCACGCACCCAGCGTTCGTAGGTGACGCTGCGGGCGATGCCGAATCCGACAACAACACCGCCCGCAGCAGCCAGCAAAGCCATCATTAGAATGGCTCTGCGAACATTAAGTCGCTATCTCGTTCGGCCTGCTGCTCGTGGTACTCGTCCATAAGGGCAGCGCGTTCGTGTGGGTCAGCGTGCTCCTCGGGCTGGTTCTCAAGATGCCACTCGGTCAGCATTTGACCGAACTTGCGGTAGATGTTCGTGGCTTTGGCGATCGGCAGCCGGTACGTGATTGTCACGGCGTCGTCTATCCCGATTTCCGAGATGAACGTCGCATAGATCACGTGGCCGTGCACGGACATTTGAACATCGTCAGGGTTGATTCCATTTGGCATTGTTGTACCTCCGTACAGTAGTGTAACACGGTAGTTACTAATTGTCACTAATTTTCTTGCGTTGGCGACGGCGTTCCCGCTGTCGTTCGTTTCGGGCATCGAACCGTGCCCGGTGTCGCTCGTCAGGCGTCAGTGCCCCATAGATGCCGTAGTCATCCTCATACCGTGGGTGGGTAGCGAGGATGTAATCACGGCACTCGTCAAGCACCGGACACGCAAAGCACACAGCCTTCGCCTCGTCAATTTTCTGTTGCGCTTCCCCAATCGCAGTCCCCTTCACTGGAAAGAACATCTCGGTGTCGTAGGAGCGACACGCTGCCTGTTCCATCCATTCCGTCACTCGTCCATGCCCCCAGCCTGCAAAGCCGCCGACAAGTCCTCTGACAGCCCCAACGGCAACGACACCGCCATGTCGGTTCGGGGGTTAATGACCTTCCAGCCCGTCGGATCGGTAAACGACTTCTGAGGCTGAAAGCGCAGCACAAACGTCCGCTGACGGGCCAGCTTCACAATGCCGTTAGCAACTTCCCACGCCTCATCATCCGCACGATTCACGAGGTTCATGATCGAAGTGTGGTCCCTCCCAAGCATCATCCCGATTTGGGGGTAGCTGTAATTCAATATCCGTAGAGCAATTGCTGCGACACGCCGAGCTTTGATAAGGCTCTTGTATCGCCGGGGGCCGAGCAGATCGTCTAGTTCGATACCGCCGTACTCGGCAGCGGCCCTCAACACTTCACCGTCGTACACGCCGGGCCTCCCTCAGCACTTCCTTAACCCAGTCGGACGGCTTTTGATCCGTTCGCAAATCCCCTGAGCAATCAGGGTGTCGTGTCAGTTCAGCATGTTCCATGGCATCAGTCCGGTCCTTCATTTTGTCTCTTTCCTTTTTGGGGTTCCTGGCGGCAAGTGGCAGCCGCAAGGGCACAGCGGGCGTGGTACCCGCTTCTCATCGTTGTATAGCGAACCGCCGATGCACTCAAATCCATCAGGCGGCTTGCAGACGTGGTTACTCTTCGGCATCGATAAAGTCGTAAACAACTTCCATTGTGCCAGCGTCGATCTCCCACACCGGTTCGTAGCCACACAGGTCCAGGCCCCTGCCCCTGTGTGGAGATCCCAGCAAGGTGCTGATGAAGTAGCGAGCGACGAACTGACCACGCGAGTCGAACTTTCCGTTATTTGCATGGGTGGCGTCGTAGAACTCCACCATTGGCCGGTCATCTTGATGGGTCAGGCAATCGTTGCGCCCGTACCGGTCGCCCTCGCGAACAATACGGACGGTAAACGGACGCCCAATTCGGGTTTTCACTACGGTTTGGCTATTTGGTTCAGTAAGCATAGGAGTTATCCTATCAGCCCTGCACAAGAAGTCAACAGTTTTGTGACACATCTTACACC